TATATGTTCAGGGAGGACATGATATCAGATGGAATCGAAAATTGCGTTCAATATATACATAATTTTGATCCTGAGAAATCCCGTAATCCTTTTGCATACTTTACGCAGGTTATACATTATGCGTTTCTCCGCAGAATACAAAAAGAGAAAAAACAATTAGATATTAAAACAAAGATTATTGAAAGAACTGGATTTGATGAGGTTATGAAGGTCGATGACAATTCATTATCAGGAGATAGTTCTGAGTATAATACAATTAAGGATAATATTCAATACCGTAATAATAATAGATGAGATTAGCTATTATTACCGATACCCACTATGGGGCTAGGAAGGGTTCTAAGCATCTTCATGATTACTTTGAACTCTTTTATCGTGATGTCTTCTTTCCGTCTTTAGAAGAGCATCAGATAGACACAGTGATTCATATGGGTGATATATTTGATAGTCGTAAGGCAATAGATTTACAAAGTCTTGAATGGTCTAAGAAAGTAGTCTTTGAACCTCTTAAAAAATATAAAGTTCATGCTCTTATTGGAAATCATGATTGTTATTATAAGAATACTAATAATGTAAATTCTCCTGAATTATTATTAAAAGATTATGAAAACATTAAGACGTACTCAAAAGCAACAGAGATTTCTTTAGATAAATTAAAGATTCTTCTTTTACCTTGGATTAATTCTGAAAATTATGAAGAGACTGAGAAATTAATTAACAAGACTAAGGCAAAGGTTGCCATGGGTCATCTTGAAGTAAATGGATTCAAGGCTACTCGTGGTCATATGATGGAAAATGGAATGGATGTCAAGACTTTCAATAAATTTGAGAAAGTTTATTCAGGACATTTCCATACTCGTTCTGATGATGGCCAGATATTTTATTTGGGTAATCCATATGAGATGTTTTGGAATGATGTAAACGATCCAAGAGGATTTCATATCTTTGATACAGATACTTTGGAACACACTCCAATTAACAATCCTTATAAATTATTTTATAACATATACTATGAAGATAGTAATCATAAGTTGTTTAATGCTACTCAATATGAAAATAAAATTGTAAAGGTAATTGTTCGTAAAAAGACTGATCAGAATATGTTTGATACATTTCTTGATAAACTCTATTCAGTTGGTGTACAAGATTTAAAGATAATTGAGAATTTTGATATTCAAGAGAGTGAAGATTTTGATATAGATGAAGATGAAAATACATTATCAATTTTGAATCGATATATTGATGAATCTGAATTTGAATTTGATAAACATATCATTAAAGATATTTTTCAAGATCTCTATAGACAAGCCTGTGAGGTAGAATAGATGTTTCTTCTTACTCTTAAAGAAAATAAAGGTGAAGGTGCCTATGCTGTTGATGACAGATATGGAAATCAAGTCTTATTTTTATTTGAAGATGAGGATGATGCTGAAAGATATGCTATGATGTTAGAGGATCAAGAAGATAGAGAAATGGATGTTATTGAGGTTGATGATGAACTTGCAATAAAAACATGTAAACAGCATAATTACAAATATGCTGTAATTACTCCTGATGATTTTGTGATTCCCCCTAAAAGATGATTACTTTTAAAAATATAAAGTGGAAAAATTTCTTAAGTACTGGCAATAACTGGTCTGAAATTAATTTTCTTAAGCATAATACTAATTTGATAGTAGGTACTAATGGTGCTGGTAAATCTACCATGTTGGATGCACTTACGTTTGCTTTATTCAATAAACCCTTTCGTAAAATTAATAAAGGTCAATTAATTAATACTGTTAATGAAAAGGATTGTATTGTTGAAATAGAATTTAATGTTAATAATCGTGAGTATCTTGTAAGAAGAGGAATTAAACCTAATATATTTGATATTGAAGTTGATGGTAATTCACTTCATAAACAAGCTGATGATAGAACTAATCAAAAAATATTAGAAGATACTATATTAAAAGTAAATTATAAATCATTTACTCAAATTGTAATTTTGGGTAGTAGCACTTTTGTACCCTTTATGCAGCTAAGTGGTTCTAATCGTAGAGATGTTATTGAGGATTTACTAGACATACGTATATTCTCAGCTATGAATAGTTTGATTAAAGAAAAGATTAGAACACAAAAAGATAAAATTAAGTCTTTAGATTTGAAGAAAGATAATCTTAAAGATAAGATGTCTATGCAAAATAATTTTATTAAGGAATTGGAAGATCAGGGTAATAATAATATTGAAAATAACAAGAAAAAAATTAAAGTGTTGAATATTGAAAATGATACTCATATAGAGCATAATCAATTATTAGAATCAAATATAGAAGATGTTTTGAAGGAGCAAGAAGAGGTTACTGGTGCTAGTGAAAAGTTAGTGAAACTTAATAATCTTAAAGGTAAAATCACTCAAAAGGTATCTACTATTACTAAAGAGCATAAGTTTTTCACAGAGAATACGGTATGTCCTACCTGCACTCAGGATATAGAAGAAGAGTTTCGTGTAAATAGAATTGCTGATGTTCAAGATAAAGCAAAGGAGTTGCAATCTGGTTATAAAGAACTGGAGGAAGCAATTCAAAAAGAAAAGGATAGAGAACATCAGTTTACCAAATTATCTAAGGAGATTACTAAACTCAACCATGGCATTTCTCAAAACAATACTCGAATCAGTCTCAACCAAAGACAAGTCCGAGATCTTGAAGATGAAGTTCAAAGAATTACCGAGCAATTTAAAAATAGAAATACTGAGCATGAGAAGCTAGCAGAGTTTAAGGAAAATCTCCAACAAACAATCGAAGACTTATCAGAGAAAAAGGAAGATATTAATCATTACGATTTTGCCTATTCTTTGTTGAGGGATGATGGAGTAAAGACAAAAATAATCAAGAAGTATCTACCATTCATTAATCAACAGGTAAATCGTTACCTTCAGTTGATGGATTTCTATATCAATTTCACATTGGATGGGGAGTTTAATGAAACGGTAAAATCACCGATTCATGAAGACTTCTCATATTCATCATTTAGTGAGGGGGAGAAGATGAGAATTGACTTAGCATTACTCTTTACATGGAGAGAAGTTGCCAGAGTAAAGAACTCTGTGAATACTAATCTTCTTATTATGGATGAAGTATTTGATAGCTCCCTTGATGGTTTTGGAACAGAAGAATTTCTTAAGATTATTAGATATATAATAAAGGGTGCTAACATTTTTGTTATATCCCATAAGACTGACCTTAATGACAAGTTTGACAATATAATAAAATTTGATAAGATAAAGGGATTCAGTAGGATGGTGTCATGATTAAATCAAAGATGATACCATTATTTCCAACATTGATTTATGATATAGAATGTCCTGAATTACTTGATGATGTATTACTTGAATTTGATAAAGCAAATTGGATAGATTCGGACGTTACTATTAATGATAGTAATTTTACATTAAATAAAAATAAGAAACTTACTAAGAAGTTTAATGATATTGTAAATGATGCTTTAAAGGATCATCAATATCAGGTTCCTTTAAAAATGTCCACCAGTTGGTTTACTCGTGTTAAACCTAATACTAGTGGTAGAAATCATTATCATGTAAACTCCTTTTATAGTGGTATTTTTTATTTTCAAGATGATTGTTCCAAACTTGTTGTAGAAAAGGAAAATCCACAAATCTATGTTCCATGGTATACAACAGATTTTGCTTTAATTCCTTCAGGAAATGTTGGGTTTTCAGCAAAAATGGGACATATGCTATTGATTCCTGGTAATATAAGGCATTATATTAGGGAGAATGAGACCAATCATGATCGTCATTCACTTGCTATGAATTTTATGCCAAGTGGACTTTGTGATTTTATGGACTCATCATACAATTACCGATGAACAAACCTAACTGGCAACACAATTCGGGTAAGCCACCGAAACGAAAACTTAAACCACAGGCACTACGTGCTGCAAGAGAAAGACGCAGACAGTTGATAAAGCGTCTACTGAACCCCTCTCAAAGAGGGGTTTCGTCGTATAATAGGTTCATAAGCAAAAACACAGATGCCAGTTAATCACGAAATTAAATCTCAACTCGCAAAATTACTTGCTACTGAAGACCTTGTAGTAGAGCATAAGCAAGTAGAGACAGCA